ACTTCCAAGCATTGCCGAGCTGGTTTACAAATTTATGGATTCTTGTCTGCGCCAGCATTTTTGGTATTAAGGGAACACAAATTTTTAGGAACGGTAAAAAATGACCACAGAAAAAAAAGTAATTGATTTAGGAACTCCAGAAGGAGAAGCTTATTTAAGAAAACATAATCCTGGTCTTACAGCCGAATCAAGAGATTTACCACCTTGGACAATAAGACCAAAGAAAAAACCTAAGTATAAAAAAGAACCTTACAGATTATGGGAGAAAAAACCTAAGTATAAAGCAGAACCTTACAGACCAGGTCAGAATAAAGGTAAGTATAAAAAATTAAATAAAAATACTGGTGGATTTATATCTGTTAGTGAATACGTTGAAGATATTGTCTAAAAAAGAAAAAACTCTCTCAGAATTATTACATGAAGGCTTTGAAAAAGAACAAGCCGAAGAGAATGATACTTGCAGTAACCACACAGAGGAACGTGTAGCAGAAGGCGAGTGTTGTAAAGATTTGCAAAAACAAAAATAATCTATATATTGCCGTCATGACTATTCGAGGCGACTCACAAGAATACGACCTTCTAAAAAAATGGACAGAGACTTTACCTTTTTATGAAGAACCAAAATTTGTAACCACAGTAGAAATTGGTGTGCGTGAAGGATTGGGTTCTAAAGTTATTATGTTAGCCATTAAAGAAAGATTAGGTGGTGCTAAAATACCTTATAAACATATAGGCATAGATCCATATGCTAATTTAAAATATCAACATTACGATACTTCCACAGAATATACTGCAGATTACACAGATGAAATGAAACAACAGATGGTAAAAGATTTTGAAGACCATCCTGAATTTATTTTTTATCATATGAAAGACACGGAATTTATGAATGAATTTGTAGAAACAGGATTTAAAGTTTACGATTTGGTGCACTTTGATGGACCACATATGACAAAAGATGTTTTAAGAGAAGCTGTTTGGTTTGCAGATAGATCGAGAATGGGTACACGATTTATATTTGATGACAGTCCAAAATATAATATGAAAGATATAACATCAGCACTTTCTTACTGGAATTTTAACCTTCATGAAGAAGGTTCTAATAGGACATGTTTGCAAAGGATAAAATGAAAGTTATAGATAACTTCCTTGAAAAAGAAGAAGCTGATAAAATAGAAAAAGAATTTTTACATCCTTTTTTTCCGTGGTATTACGCTTCATCTATAAATCCAGATTTTGACCACCTGCAGGAGAAGCCAAATCATCAATTTCAGTTTGTTCATTCTTTCTTTTTTGAACATAAAATTCAATCAAATGGTTGGTCAATTTTAGAACCTCTTATTAATAAGATGAAAATTAAAGCTTTAATAAGGGTAAAAGCTAATTGTATTCCAATGACAGAACAAATAATTACACATGGGTTTCATATTGATTACAAAGACAATCTAACAGCTATTTATTATGTTAATTCAAATAATGGCTACACAGAATTTGAAACTGGAGAAAAAGTGGAAAGTATTAAAAACAGAATAATTATATTTAATTCAAATGTTAAACATAGAGGAACGACTTGTACTGACAAGCATACTAGGATGAATGTGAATATTAATTTTTATGAACCAAAAGGAGATATGTATGAATATCGACACGATATCATTAGTTCAGAGACTTCTTAAAAGAAGACTCGAGCAACTTAAAGAAACCGCTATATATAGTGTTGACACGATGGATCAACTACAATATGTTAGAGGACAAATCAAATCTATAGAAGATTTGCAACAGGAACTTAAAGACCTGCTGAATAAACAGGAGTTAGAAGATGACAATGTCCACGGTGAAACCGAAACGGGCTGGAAAACTTGAAGACTCGTATAAAAGCGAAGAAGAAGTCAGAACAGTCCTAGATCCAAAAGCGATCGATGATAAACTATTAGATAGATTACCAACACCAACAGGTTACAGATTATTAGTGTTACCTTATGCTGGCCCAAAGAAAACTAAGGGTGGTATTATTTTATCTGATACAACACAAGAAACAATTCAGATGACTACAGTTTGTGGTCTGATTCTTAAAATGGGGAATCTTTGTTACAGAGACAAAGAGAAATTTCCGTTAGGACCTTGGTGTAAACTAAACGAATGGGTAATATTTAGTAGGTACGCAGGTTCAAGATTCAAGATTGAAGGTGGAGAAGTAAGAGTGTTGAATGATGATGAGATCATTTCAACAATTAAAAACCCACGTGAAATTTTGCACCATTTTTAAGGAGGATACATGGCTGAAGAAAATAAAATTCCAGAAGTGGAATTAGATACTGACGGCGTTAATGAAGAAAATGTTAACGTTGATACAAAAGAACCAGATGAGTCTTTTGTACAAAAAGAAACTGTTGATCTTGGTTACACAGATGTAACTGGAGGTAAAACAGCGAAGGAACTTTTACAGGAAACAAAAGAAAAACCTGAAGAAAAACCTGAACCAATAAGAAAATCGGAAGAACCGTTAGAGCAAAAGGTTGAGGAAGAAGATAGAGGCGATCTTGAAGAGTATTCTGATAAAGTTCAAAAGAGAATAAAAAAACTTACCTTTCAAATTCGTGAAGCAGAAAGAAGAGAAAAAGCTGCTATGGATTATGCAAAAGGTTTAAAAGATAAATTTGAAACTGTTGAGAAAAAATATGACGAAACAGACACAAATTATCTTAAACAATACGATGCAAGAATAGATTCTGAAAGAGATAAGGCTAAAGCAAGTCTAAAAGTTGCTCTTGATGAAAACGATACAGACAAGATAATGGAAGCAAACGATCAGCTTACCAAATTGGCTGTAGAAAAAGAAAAGGTTTCTATGACTCTTGGCGAAAAAGAGGCTAGAAAAAAAGAAGCTGAATCACAACCCAAAATCCCCCAGGAGGGAACACCACCAGCACCAATTAGTCAAAGGGCTCAAAAATGGGCTGAAAACAATGACTGGTTTGGTTCTGATAGAGTGCTTACTGGAGCTGCAATGAGTATTCATGAGGATCTTATACAGCAGGGAATTGACGGGGAAAGTGATGAGTACTATAATCAAATAAACAAACGTATGAAGGATTATTTCCCTCAGAAGTTTGCCGAATCTTCAACTGAAGAAAAACCAAAGGCTGCACCCGTCCAGAACGTAGCCTCTGTTAGTAGAAGAGCAGGTGGACGCAAGTCTGTGAAGCTCACCAAATCACAGGTAGTTATCGCTAAGAAATTAGGGGTGCCACTAGAGGAATACGCAAAATACGTGAAGGAAGGAGTATAACATGGAAAAAGTTAAAACCTCACGCACGTCCGATACTAGAATTAAACAATCTAGAAAAAAAGATTGGACACCACCATCCAGTTTGGATGCGCCAGCTGCACCGCAGGGTTTCTGTCATAGATGGATACGAACTGCGACTCAAGGTTTGGAGGACGTTGCAAACGTCTCCAAAAAACTTCGAGAAGGTTGGGAGTTTGTTAAAGCTGAAACACTTATAAGTGAAATTGGCGAAAACGAATACCCAGTTATTTCTGAAGGAAAACATGCTGGTCTCGTTGGAATTGGGGGCCTTGTGTTGGCAAGGATACCAGAGGAGATCTTGAAACAACGTGCTGAGTATTTTAGAAAAATAACTCAAGACAGAACAGACGCTATTGATAGAGATCTTATGAAGGAACAACACCCGGACATGCCAATCAATATTGATAGGCAGTCTAGAGTTACCTTTGGCGGTTCTCGTAAAAAGTAATATTTTTGCGATACCTACAAGTAGCTTGGATTAAATAAATGTTAAAAGGAGAAAACAACTATGGCTAACGTAAGTGAAAAGTTTGGTCTAAGACCATACAGAAAACTAGACGGTACACCATTAGTAGGTGCTCAAAACAGATACACGATTGCTAGTGGCTATGCAACTGCAATATATCAAGGTGATTTAGTGGAACCACTAACATCTGGTAATATTCAGAAACATGGTGCTAACACATCTGATGCTGTTGTGGGCGTTTTTAACGGATGTTTTTACACTGATCCAACTACACAAAAGCCGACTTACAAAAACTACTATCCTGGAGGAGTAGCTGCGAGTGACATTACTGCATTCATAGTTGACGATCCAGACGCAGTATTTTTAGTAGACGCAGACGAGGCTTTTACTAGAGCAGATCTATTTAGAAACTACTCTGTTACTAACACTACTGGTGTTACACAAACAGGAATATCAAAAGCACAACTTGATGTATCAGTATCAGGAACGGCGACTACTTTCGCAATTCAAGCGATCGACATTTCGCAAGACCCAGATAATGATGGTACAGGAGCTAATGCTAATGTTCTTGTTAGAATCAACAACCACTTCTACAGAAGTGGCACAGGGCTATAATAAATAAAGGAGAATAACTATGGCAATATCACGTTCGCAACTAGTTAAAGAACTAGAGCCAGGTTTGAATGCTTTATTCGGCCTGGAATATAGTAGATATGAAAATCAGCATGCTGAGATTTATACTACTGAAACATCTGACAGAGCTTTTGAAGAAGAAGTAATGTTAAGCGGTTTCGCTTCTGCACCTGTTAAACAAGAAGGTGCTGGAGTAGTGTTCGATCAAGCAAATGAGACTTTCACTGCTAGATACTCACACGAAACAATCGCTTTAGCATTTGCTATTACTGAAGAAGCAATTGAAGACAACCTATACGATAGACTTGCTGCTAGATACACTAGAGCATTAGCAAGATCTATGGCAAATACGAAGCAAGTTAAAGCTGCTAATGTATTGAACAATGCGCAAGTTACTACTATTACAGGTGGTGATGGCGAATCTTTAATCGGAAACGCTCACCCACTTGCAACTGGTGGAACTTTCTCAAACGTTCTTGCAACTGCTGCAGACCTTAACGAAACTTCGTTAGAGCAGTCGTTAATCGACATTGCTGGATTCGTAGATGAAAGAGGCTTAAAAATCGCTTCTCAAGGTAGAAAAATGATAATTCCAAAAGAATTACAATTTACTGCTGAGAGATTGATGAAGTCTCCTATGAGAGTCGGCACTGCAGACAATGACATAAATGCTGTAAGAAGCATGGGAATGGTACCAGAAGGTTATTCAGTGAATAACTTCCTAACTGATACTGATTCTTACTTCTTAATGACTGATGTACCTAATGGATTTAAATATTTCGTTAGATCACCAATCAAAACAGCAATGGAAGGTGACTTCGATACTGGTAACGTAAGATTTAAAGCTAGAGAAAGATACAGCTTTGGGTGGAGTGACCCGAGATGTGTTTTTGGTAACGGAAATCTACCAACTAGTTAATAGATAATACGTAAGTATTTAAGAAGGGGCGGTGTTTTACATCGCCCCTTTTTTTATGTATAATATAAAAACCTAGATTAATTATTATGTCGACTGGCTAGGCAGACGGTATAGAGACGGCATAGTAAAATGGCTATACACAAAGGAGAATATTATGGCAAGAACAACGTTTAGTGGACCGGTAAGATCTTTAAGAGGATTCTTAGGAACAGGTCCAGAAATGGCACAATCAATAGGTGCAGGAACTACCGATGGTGGAACTGACATTGCAGGGATTGATAAATATCAAGGTAAAGTAATACAATTAGGTGACAATGTTACTGTATTTAACTTACCTTCAATTATTGCAACAGCAACTTCTGCAGTAGCAGGTGGAGATGATCCATCTTCTGCAAACAGAGTTGGAATGATGTATGAGTTTG